CCTCTGGAAGCGGTCAACTGGTAACCATATCAGTATAGTCACCGACATTACGATCACGAGCGTTATGAGCATTGAGGGCAACACCACGCCGGGAGCGACTGGCAACCAGAGAGATGGCGGAGGGTGCTATAGAAGAACACGCCTCAGAAACTCTTGGACGCACTTTATTTCTTTAGGATAATCAACCATGGCAACTGAACCACCAAGTAACGACTTCTTCACCGGGCTATCTGCCTTTCTCTCAAGTACCTTCGGCTGGTTATCAACCGTTATTCTAGGCATCTTCGGGGGCGGGAAATTGCACCAACGAATCGTACAACTTGAAAAGGACTCGGAGGGGCTTAGTGGTCTCGCCGTTCAAGTGGCAAAAATTGAGGCGAAAATAGATATTCTCCTCGACGACCGAAAGCGGGGGTAACCCATCAACAACATCAAGACCACTCTTGAGATAACAGCCAAAGAACCAAAAGCAAGACTTGGGCTTCTATCAGACCTCCACTTCGGAGCCTCTTGCATGGTCAAGCCCGCTCTCAAGTACGACCTTGAAAGAATGGCTGCCAGCAACTGTCGAATCGGGATTAACGGCGATGTGTTCGACTTCATTCTACCAAGCGACCTTAAGCGGTTCGACCTTGATGCTCTGGATCGTGAGCTGCTCCAAGGTGGACTTAAACCGATAGACGCCGCCATAGAAATGGCTTATGAGTTTCTCAAACCCTATGCCCACCTCATAGAGTTTATAGGCATTGGCAATCACGAAGCCCACGTTAGCAAGAGGCACCATATAGACGTGATGAGTATTCTTCTCTACCGTCTGAATCAGCTTCCCAACGTGGAGATTAAGGCGGGCGGATGGTGCGGTTACTGGAACGTCACTCTCAAGCGTCAGACCCGACTAACGAACTTCTTGATGTATAGACACCACGGAGCGGGCGGGGCGGCTCCTATTACCAAGGGGATAATCGACTTTCAACGTATGTTAGCTTGGCAAGGGGATGTTGACGCACTTTGGATTGGTCACAAGCATAACAAGTTCATTGACTTGGCGACCAAGATGGAGTACCGCTCTAAAAGGAACGAGGCGAGAACCAAACAAGTAACGTGCATTATGACTGGAAGCTACCTCAGCACTTACGGAACAGAGGCGGGTACGAATCCGAGCTATGCTCAAGCGTGGAACCTCGCACCTCAACAGTTCGGCGGTGTTATACTGGAGTTGAGCCAGAGAGAGTTTTATGTCGGCAAAGAACAAACAGTTACCGTACAATGTACGGCGATATTGTAAGGGAACCTAACAATGAATGAACAATTAAAGAAAGTAGTTGCCGGGGCACTATCCGGCTTTGTCTCGGCGTTTCTCGTTGATCTCAACGCTTGGAAGAGCAACGAGGCAATGGAGCACTTCAACTGGGCATTAGCTATCAAGCGATGGCTAGCGGGTGCGGTGTCTGGAGCTTTAACGGGCTTAGGGCTGGGTCAGCTATGAACGCTAACTTCAGAATCGGATTTAACCTTGGAGGGCTTTTGAAGAACCTTGGGGTATTCGTGGTCAAGGTCTCTCAAGAGGACGGCGAGCGAATTATCATGGTCTGCGACCAGCTCAGAGTTGCCTTGATTCTGGCGGGTCAAGGTGTGCTTGCTGATAGGCTCATTGCCGAGTTCAGAAAATAGGTATTCTTTGATCGTGGGAAAGTTAGCATCTCAAAAGATTGAGACCGTTCCAATTGGAACACTCAAGCATCACCCGAAGAACCCGAGGAAAGGAGATGTAAAGAGCATCACCGAGAGCATCGAGCACAATGGGTTTTATGGCGTGGTAGTGGCTCAGAAGTCTACGGGCTACGTCTTAGCGGGAAACCATCGCATGATGGCGGCGAAGGCGGCGGGCTTGGATTCTATTCCCGTGGCTTATATTGATGTAGACGATGCAACCGCCCTCAAGATACTGCTCGCTGATAACCGCACCAATGACCTCGCAACCTACGATAACAAGGAGCTTGCGGAGTTACTTGCCGATGTTAGCAATACAATAGGCTTAGGTGGGACGGGCTTTGATGAGGCGTTCTTAGATGGGCTTATTGGAGAGCTTGCACAAAAGACGCCAGCGGGTAACGCTGATGATGTCCCCGAAGCCCAGATAAGTAAAGCAGATGAGTTGCGGGAGAAGTGGCAGACCGAGCTGGGGCAACTTTGGGAAGTCGGACGGCATCGGATATTGTGCGGGGACTCAACAGACGAGACGCAAGTGGCGAGGCTGATGGATGGGAAGAAGGCAGATATGGTGTTTACTGACCCGCCTTATGGTGTTGATTATTCTGGTGGCATTCAATTTACTAATGATGGTGTGCAAAAAGAAAACAGAAAGAAACTAGAAAATGATGACAGTGATTTGATATACAGACGGATTGTGCCAGTCATTGCCAAGTGGTGTGATGGTGCAGTTTATACATGGTTTGCTGGCACAAAAGGTGCAAAGTTATTTCAAGCAGTGGAAGAGCATGGCGAAGCCCACGCAATGATTATTTGGGTAAAGGCTGGTGGATATAGCAACCTCAACGCAAATTATAAAGAAAGAAAAGAACCTTGTTTGTACTGGAAACCCAAAGGAAAGTCACTCAAATTTATTGGTGAAACGACTGAATCAACAGTGTGGGAAATTGCTAAAGATGGGAAGAATGAGTTCCACCCAACACAGAAGCCGATTGAACTTGCATTAAAAGCAATCCAGAATCATGATGCACCCAAGGTATTAGATTTGTTCCTTGGTGGAGGCTCAACTATTCTTGCTTGCGAGATTGCAAACCGAGTAGGTTACGGCATGGAACTCGACCCCGCTTATGTGGCGGTCATTCTTGAGCGTCTTTCTGAGATGGGCTTGGAGCCGAGGTTGGTTGATTGAAGTACACGCCTCAAGTAGTTGAGCAGATATGCAACCTTCTCAAGGGCGGAAACACCCGCAAGACCTCAGCGATTGCCAGCGGTGTTGGAGAGGACACCTTTTACCGATGGATGAGGGAAAAATCGGAGTTTTCAGAGTCTGTTAAAAAGGCTGAGGAGATTGCAGTCGCTCGAAACGTTGCTATCATCAACAAGGCGGCTGGTGATACATGGCAAGCGGCGGCATGGTGGCTTGAGCGTAGACGCCGGGACGATTTTGGAAAGCATGACAAGGTAGACATAAACGCCACCGTGAAGGATGTGACCGCACTCAATGAACGTGAACTTAACGCCGAAATCTTTAGACTCCTTACCCTTACCGGAACGGCAGAGATTGCTGGAAATGCTGAGGATGAAACAGCCGTTCTCGGACTGGTACCAGACAACGAAGCCGAAGCACTATAGCTATCCCCGCCACGTTGAGTACCTTTGCGAGATCGTAGACAAGACCATTAAGGGCGAGTACCAGAACGTAGCAATCAGCCTTCCTCCCGGTCACGGCAAAAGCCAGACCATTACTACCCGATTGCCCATCTATTGGGGGATGCGTAACCCACAAGATGCGATTGTGTTTACTGGCTACTCGCAAGACTTCGCCGACCGTAACCTCTCAAGACCCGCCAGAGAGCTTGCCAAGGAGTTGAATATCCTTGACGAGTCATCCAATGCGATGAGTGAATGGCGACTAACTAACGGTGCTAGATTGGTTGCCCGTGGTGTTGGCTCAGCCCCTACGGGTATCAACCCTATATCCCTTTTGGTCTGTGATGACCCGATAAAAGATAGGATGCAAGCGGAGAGTGAGACAGAGCGGAATAACATCTGGGACTGGTGGACTGGCTCGGTGGTACAAAGATTCTTCCCAAGAACCAAGGCGTTTGTCATTGCTACCCGTTGGCATCATGATGACTTGATTGGACGGCTTAAGGCTCAAGGTGATGATTCTTGGACATTCATAAACCTACCAGCCATTGCAGAAGAGGGTGACCCGCTTGGAAGGGCTGAGGGTGAAGCGTTATGGCCGGAGGTCAAGCCGTTAAACTTCCTTGAGGCGGTACGGCGTCAGATGGGTGAGTATAACTTCCAAGCACTCTTTCAAGGCAACCCAAGCCTTCGAGACGGTGCAATCTTCAAGGTAGACAAGGCGAGCTTCATTGATGAGCGGGAACTACCTCCGATGGTTGAGCGGGTGCGGAAGTGGGACGTAGCAGCCAGTAGCGGAAAGGGTGACTATACAGCGGGTGTACTTGTAGGCAAGGATGCCAACGGGCGGTATTATGTCCTCGACGTTCAACGCTTCCAAGAAGGAACCGATGCGAGAAATGAGCGGATGTTAGCCACCGCAAGACAAGACGGGGTAGCGGTTCGGGTAGTTGTTCCCGAAGATCCCGGCTCAGCGGGTAAAGACCAAGCCCTCGCCTATCTACGGCTCTTGAGTGGCTTTAACGCCAAAGCCGTGAGGGAGACGGGGAGCAAGGAGACACGGGCAGACGGTATTGCATCACAATTCAACGGTGGTAACGTCTCTCTTATTAGGGCTAACTGGAACACCGCCTTTATAGAAGAGCTTAGGCAATTCCCCACGGGTAAACACGATGACCAAGTCGATGCTTTAGCGGGAGCCTTTAATGAATTGGTGAGCAGTAACAATGTTTGGAATTGGTAACGCATGAAGATTTTTGGATTGGAAATAAGAGCAGTCGGGCGGGAGCCACGGAACCGAGACCAACAATTCACGGGGATACCCTTTGTGGGTGGAACATCAACAATGGGCGGCTACCTCAGATATGGGGCAACAGATAGGAACTGGCGAACCGAGGCGGGTCAAATTGAGAGCAACTCGACGGTAGCTATCGGACTGGGCAAGATTGCTCAGAAGGTGGCACAAGCCAAACTCACGGTTAAGACAGTAAACCCAGACGGCTCGATTGTCTACAAGCCAGACCCTCGGCTCTTCTCCTTCACCGCACCGATGCCGGGACTTGATGAGGCAACGATACTCAAGGCGATTGCTTGCCCTCTCAAGGTCTACGGAAATGCCTACCTTCTTAAGAGACGTAGCAAGACTGGCTTTCTTATTGGTCTGGCTCCGCTCATGCCTTGGCAAGTGGTTCCGAAGAGCGATATACACGTTGACGGCTCGCCTAACAATGGGAACGAGCTTATCACCCGCTACCAGATAACGCCTTATGGAGGCGGGGCGATGTTCTACGCCGCTCCCTCCGAGGTCATCCATTTCAGAGATGGGATGATAGATGTTGCGAACCCAGCCCTTGGGATGTCACCATTGATGGCCGCATTGAGGCAAGTTGTCACCGATAACGAGGCGAGCAACTACGCCGCTACACTCATGACCAATATGGGTATCCCCGGCGTTATCTTCAGCCCGAAAGACCCTAACGCAATGGAGCCAACGCAAGAACAGCGAAAATCTATGCGTGATCGTTGGCAATCATTCTCAAGGGATAGAAGAGGGCAAGCGATGGACTTGCCGGGAGCCTTCGAGATTACACGGGTAGCGATGTCGCCAACTGACATTAAGGCGATTGAGCAGAAGGTGCATACAATGACCGAGCTTCTCGCTTCGCTTGGCGTTGACCCGATGATTGTTGGATTGCCTAGCGATAGCAAGACATATAACAAT